ACTAATAATTTTTGCTTCTCTAGTTCATTTTTTTGAGCATCGAGTTGCAATTTCTGAGCCTTCATCTTGATATCAGCTTGCTTGGCTTCCATTTCCATTTGCATCATTTGTTGCTGTGGATTAGGTTGTTTAGGAGGTGCAGGCTTACCTTGCTCTTTAGCTAATATCTCAGGTGGAACCAAAGATTGAAAACGCTCTTTGATCGTTGGCATTTGTTGTAAATCAAGTTGGCTTGCCCAAAGATCGGCAATCAATGGGAAGGCTTGAGGGAACGCCTTAAGTGTATCGGCGAAGAATTCAAGGCTAATATCCTTCTGCACAGCAAAACTTGGACCGGTGTCAATCTCAACGTCAAATTCACCAGAATCCAGCTTATTTTTGATGATAGCTTCATCACCTTCACCCTCTCTTTTATTCATGATGATTGAGTCTGTACGGCCATCTTTCTTGGCAATCATCATATGGCGCTCTTCATCCCCTATGATGTAGGGAAGAAGATCATTAACAATGCGTCCACCTTGCTCAATAGCTTGATTGAGATTATCAAAGAATACGTACGCAGACATCGAACCTTCGAGTTTTCGTTCACGACGTGCTTTGCCTGAAATATCCTTTCCCATCAACGATTCATTTTCAGAGAATCCAAGTATTTCTTTCATATCTTGGTTAGTTGCTTGCGCTGCCATGAATAAGCCTTGTGATACTTCCCATGCAGGCATTTTCTGAGGCATCATTCCAGTTTTAGGATCTGGCTTTGCTCGCAAGATACCCATTTGCAATTCTGGATTTCTCCAATCTTGCTCATACCCGATAATATTATCTGGGGTGCCCAACCACTGTTCTCGACGTCTATTTTTGAGTTCTGCTGCCATTTCTGAACGTGAATAATTATGCAGTTTTTGTGCATCTCTGGCCTCATGAATAAATGATTTTGTATATTGTCGTCCCTCAATGTAATAGCTATCACCATCAACAAATGGGATAGGAAGTTGACGAGATGGCCATTCAGAGAAATCAATGATACGGTCGCGAATCAATCGATAATGCATCACTCGATAGTCTTGCGTCTGCCTTTCACCCACTATTTTAGGTATCTCACGAGCTATAATCTCGCCAACGATTGATCCCTTAACAAATTCTTTATTATCTTCAAATCCTTTTTCTCGTTCTTTCCATTGATCTTTGTCTATCACTTCCCCATTGGATAATCGCAAAATAGTTAATGGATACCACTCTTTTACAAAGTCATCACAAACAATAATGGTATCTCGTGTTGTCCATTGAAAGTCTAATAACATGTAAGGATCGATATAGGAGACTGGATTTAAAACATATGGATAAGTTGCAAAGAATTCATCACGTGTAAATACAAATCGACGAGAACAGAAATTACCGTCCCCTTTATGCGGCTTCATAGCGGTTGGGTCCCACGAACACATTGTGGCATCAGGGATAATGTCGTATCGTATGACTTTATTAAAACTTCTTGGCGATTCATAGTCAATTAAGACTTGGAATGCACCGAAACCCATCATGAGAGCGCTCTTAAATGCCGTTTGATAAACTAGATCATTTTGCGATTGGTATGATATTGTGCGCACTAGGTCTGCACGCAAATTTATTTGCTCTTGTGTTGCTTTGCCTGTTAGTGATCTTACGATTAAGTCAGGTTTGTTTTTGCGTTGTTCGCCTACTACTTTTTTTGTGGAGTCATAAAGCTTATTGAAAGTCATCGCAGGTTTAAATAATCGCGTAAATTCAGACCTTTCAACAGCCGTCCATTGATCACGCAGTACAAAATTCATATCATCCTTGCCACGGACAATATTTTCGTTGAAATAGCTATTCCAGGTATTTAGATTTTGATTGCAGCGTTCCAGAACGTCACGCTCGTCAACGCCAGCTTCATTCAGACTTTCAATGCGGCGCTCTTCCATCTCGTTGATTTCATCAGGAGACAGGCTTTCAGTATTAACATCATGTTCTTCTCTTTCCATTGTAACCATCCTTGGTCAATGTAAGTTAGTATCTAAAGATACCATAATTAAGTTGATATCTTTAGATACCAACATTCTACCAATTCATCCTGAATTGGGATTTGGCAATCGGCCGGATTCTTTACCTGCAAACCCTCACTGTTTCGCCTGCTGCTTGTTCGGGTACTATGGGGCAGTTGCAGTCCTCCTTCCTCCCCACATCGTTACCATTAAACGCTGCGATTACCATTAAATGGTAGCCTATTTTCCCCCAGTGTCTCTCACACTCCGGGAAATGTAGATTTTTGGAGTATCGTCGGCCATTGTCATTCTATCACTACACGTGAGCTTCTACAGCACTTCCACACTTTTTGATTACCTTATAATCATCCGCCAATAGGTCAGCGATAGTTGGCAACCAATTACCCGCATTGGGCGCAGGCTGTGTGATTATTTTCCAAATATAGGGTATTCCAGGCAAAGATATAACATACTCGCCTGTTGCATCCCATACCGAACGTGAAACATAATCGCCACCCGTTAAATGCTTTAAAGCTTCTTCAAACATCATGTCTAACTTCTCCTGTTGTCTTTAGTAAAAATAAGAACTTTTTTATCAACTTTACGAACGCTATCAAGTTCATACATCATGTATTTATTCTCAATAGCGTACATCTCAACTTCGAGAAACTTATTCTCTATCTTCTCAAGCTCAGATATCAGTTTTTTGACTGTCATCGCCATTTTCTTCTTCCACTTTTATCAATTTCCCACAAAATTTATCCATCATTTCATTAAGGCAATGAATACACCAACGGTCTCCTAAATAACCATTAGCCCACATAACGCGTTCATCACCGGATAGAAAACCATGCTTCTCACATTTATATTTAATCATGGTTTATGGCAATACAGTCAATTGGCATGAGGTACCTGTAAATACTGGCTTATACCATTGTGTGCCATCAGAACCGACAGCACAAATCACATCAGTTGCACGCACGCTAAATCCTTGGCTTTGAATATACCCATCCAAGAAACCAGCCGCAGAAATTTGCGACAACGTATTGCTAGGAGCATGAAGATGTCCAATACGAGGAACAACATCATTGTTTTGTCCTGGAAAATTAATTTTAAAGTTTGTTACGGTTGCTATTGTCATCTTCATTCTCCTTAATGTTAGAAATATCTATCTTTGCTTTACCATAGACAAGCAAATCAATTTGAGCTTTTTTAAATTGCTCATCCATATTGTTTGCCTTCCATAATCTTCTAATTTCAGCCTCAACGTCTTTTGCTTCAATACCATGTTTAGCAAAAAACTTTTTAGCTTTTTCTAAATCTTTAAAGCTTATATCCATACAATGCCTTTTCCTTCGCATGATTTACAAGGGAAATCAAAATAAGTACCATTTGGCATCTCACTTGTTATATTTCTTCTCCCTTCACATACAGGACATTTAAAAGGTTCTCTTTTAATAATCACTCTATTATCATCAAAGTTTTTACAGACTGTGTCAAACTTCTCTTCTAGCCTACAAAGTCTTAAGAATAAATCAGAGGGCGTCATATCTTTATCCATTTTATTATATGCCTCTAATCTAATTAATCTTGATTCAGCTCCAATATTTTCAATATCATTAATGCGTTCATCATGATCTGATAAATCATAAGTCTCTATCTCTTCTTCAATCTTATCTACTCTTTTTTCGAGCTCTTGATTACATTTCATCAAAACATTTAACTGTACTTCACAACCTTTTTGCCATGTCTCAATAGTTTGACGCATTGTAAATATTAGGCTATCTGTCACACATATATCTTCAATTTTCGACATTCTCTTAGAGATATTTTCAATAGACTTATAATTAATTTCCCATTGATCATTCACTTTTCTATCTAAATCTAGAATCATATTAGCTAGGATATTTTCATCACAATCATAATCTGAAGGATGTGATACTTCGCAAAAGTCACAGTGCATACCTTCATCTCTTATATCTTGGCAATTCATTTCTTTTTCTCTTCCTTCTTTTATTGCTCTTTCATACATTGCAGCATCATCATGACTCATCGTCCAATCGCCCTATAAAATAGTTCTTCATTACGCAATTCCTGCGGCTTCTTCACGCCAGTCTTATCAAGCAATATTCCTGGAACTTGACGAATAATATCTTTGTCATTGGCTAATACTTCACGTTTGTTTTTATCTTCTTTCATTTTTTAAGCTCCATAATTGGTATATCTGATACACATGCCTCAATAACTGCTTTATCGAGACTAAATACTTCAATGATTCTTAAAATCTGTTTCTTATGAATAGCTAATATTTCACGAATTTCATTCAAACATATCTGCATACCAGCAGCTTGTTGTTGTATTTCTTTTCTGTTAACTTCAATAGCGCCTTGTAACTTCGTCCTTATCATGCACATTTCACAATAGACATAAGGCTTGAACTGGCATTTATCACAGCGAATTTTGTAGTCTTTAGCGTCCATTTAAAATATCCTCAACACAGGGTTCCACATATCAATCTTGCTAGCTTCACCTTTCTTATTATCAACAACCCTATCTGATGCAAATTTCATAGCCCCATATTGTAGTCCATCATGAGGGTGAGAGAACCTATTTTTATTTGGCTTCTCTTGATAACGTTCATCACCTGAAATACTCATTCGCTTGAAATGATAACCATTAATAAATCCCTTTCGCAACACAGGACATTTATCACGATCCAGCACAAACGCAGGCTGTCCATCAATCATAGAATTTAAAAAATATCTCACGGAACCAATACGCACATCAAGATCATTTGTCGATGCTGCATTTGTTTTGATGCCAAGATTATTTAACTCACCAATGCAGCTTAACTCTTCCATAATATCATCGCCTGCAAGCCCCGCAGGATCAGCATCAGACTCACCAATCTTATTATAGGGAAAAGCTACCGGTAAGTCTGGAATGACGATATTCTTAGCAAATGTTCTGATTCCCATGTCTTCTGCGACATATTCTTTGAGTACTCTAAATTGTCCACGGGGGCTAATCTGGTACACGATACAAGCAGGAGTGAGACCAAAATCCCAGCCAAGATGAATGGGTAAACCCTGGATAGCTTCCACTTTAGGTAATGAATGGACATCATCATTATACTCCGGATAGACACGTCGACCTGATTCTACGAGTCCATATCGACCTGCGCAATAGACTTTAATGAACCCCTCAGATCGCTTCTCAGCAAGCTTCACATAATAATCAGGTGATAGGTTTTTATAATTATCGCAATCAGGATTTGCAATATAATTTCCTTCTTTGTCTTTAGCAAAAGACCCATCAGGATTCATAATCAAGCCAGATGGCTGATGGAATATTTTATAATTAGGTGTGGGATTTAATTCAAAATCTTTGTATATCCAGTGATCTTCGTCGGGGGGATTGGTGTCTGCAATAATCCCAGACCAATAAGGCTCACTACAAAAAGCAGCAGAAGGGTAGCGATGATTGACGCGACCAATAAGATGATGCAAAACAGCTTGCGGCACTTCAGATAATTCATTGATGTACGCACAGGTAGCCTCAATAGATTTCAATTTTCGAATATCTTCATCACGATCCAATGCGATAAAAACTAGTTCAAGCTCTATTATGCCATTGCCATCGTTGAATGTGTGTTCATACGTGAGGAGTGGCTTTTGGCGTTTTTTAATGTCGCCAAGGTCGCCAAACCATGTAAGCCAGGTTTGGAGGGTGGTTGATTGTAACTCTCCACTTGTATTACGGATGATGAGCCACTTTGCTCGTCGTCGTCCGTTCCTCCATACTGGCATAGAACAGGCATGTTGGACAATTTTGTTAACACAGATTGTTGATTTGCCAGATCCGTAAGGACCAATAATGAGCTGAACAAAAGTATTATCAGCATGAAAAAGTTTACCAGTTGGATTCGGAATATAAAGTTTGTCTTTATCGCTTGCATAGATTCTTGTTGCATCCTCTTCATGAAATATATGTTGAATATCCTGTCGTTGTATTGACAATTTTAATGAATAAAAATCCTGCCTGCATTGTGATATAGATGTCATTTAACATTACCCAATTGAAATCTATCATCATTAGGACGCTTAGGCTCTTTAAGCTGTTCATGTGTTGTAAAGCGCAAACCACATCGTAAACACTCACGTCTACGTGTCGTTAGATTCATAATCCCATCATGGCGAGTGTAAACTACTTCGCTATGTGGATACTTACAACCGGTACACAACATTGCGCATCCTTTCTTCTCTTTCTTTCTTTTTTTGAAGGTTCTTTTTAATTTTCACCCACATTTTCTCTGCAACGTACTCAGGATCTAAATCTATTAAATTGCAGTAATGCACAAATAATTTATTATTAGGATCAATAAATCGTTGCGCACCCAATGGCTCACACTCACGCGCTGTGCTTTGCGCATCATAAAATGCTTGCTCTAATATCGCGCCTATCAAATTACGACAGGATGAAATATTTTCTTCCATTCATTATTTTCCTTCTAATACAGCACGCATACACTCATTATGTGGTGTGACTTTAGCTGCTGAATTAGTAGGATGAGGCACTTTCACTTTAGTGTGATAGATCTTATTTTCATAATCAGGATGTTGTGAATTGGGGTAATCAAACGCAGTTGCGCCAACGCCTTGGTCGCCATTTTCTTCTTTCATGTTAATCGTCCTTTTAAATGTTACTTCCTTAATCCGCTTAAGGTTCTGTGTCCTAAAACCTTATTCGCCTTTCGATCAATCTTTTCTTCAGATGATTTAGAAAGCTTGCCTTTCTTCACCATTTGGGTAGCACGTGCTTTTGCGTTCGCCGCATGTTTTTTATCTTCCATGGGATATTTCTTTTCACCAGGCAAACCAAATTCGTTCTTAGGTATTTTCTTACGATTCTTCGCTGTCAATACTGCCATCCTTAACTCCTTTCATTTCATCCCTTAGTCGTTCAATCTCTTCAGCGAGTTCCTTGGCATTAGCATCTTTACCAAAATAACGCCAGTATGCATGTTCTAAAGTCCATTGCGCACCCTTGTGTCCATTCTCACTTTCACGCGCTTGTTTACGGCACCATTTGATCTCTTTCATCTCAATTGCACGCAGGGAGCGAACTAAGTTTGCACACATTGTATCAGATTTATCAAATTCTAGATCAAGAATTCCTTGTGCAACAAGATAATGAAAATGACGAGCAGAAATTCCATTAGCTTCGGCTGCATGTTTGCGTGGCGAACCTTCAGCTATATCTTTTAGAATAGCATCAATTTTTTTTGGGGTAACGATAGGAAACTTACGAGGACAAGGCTTTTTATTTGGTTTGATATCCATTTCCCACAAATCCTTTTGTGAACATGAGCGTAGTATGTAATAAAAATATTATTAAGTCACTAGTGAATATCCATGCTTGATACGTCTTTTTGATCGACGTTCTAACTCCTGTTTAAGTAATAATGGAGAATCAAAAGGAATAGAAGAAATAATTCGAACACGTTTTCCCCCGCGGATAATATTTAAAGTAAGTTTATTAGTGATATCATTTTCTACTACCATGTAATAGAAGCGCCCATTTGTTTTATTTTCAAATCGAATCATAAGCTCGTCCCAAATTGAGCCTATCCGTGGCACTTAAAACTAATGCAGTTTAATTAAAGCACTTAATGATGTCAATATCATTATTTTTGCTCAGCTTGCCATTCCAATTTGACGTTGATTTCTGCTTTGGAGAGATGATTAACCCCTGCAATCAACTCATTAACCAAGGTGCCATAATCGCTTTCTATTTTTTCAAGTTTTTCCTGAGCGCCCGAATCATTGAGGATCGTTGAGGCAAGTCCGGTGATGTTAGAAGGATGTACGCTAAAAGCGTCTGCAAGCAAAGGTAAAACATAGCCCGCTGCAAGACCCACAGGACCGCTAATAGCACCAGCAATGGAGGGCGCAAAATTAGAAATAACAGGTAACGCATCCTTCAATATCTCCTTTACCTTCATAGATTATAAACTCCCGTCAGCATGGCTTGAGCAAGCGTTGCAGCACGCCCTTTGACTTGCTCTGCCCATTTACTATTAAGCATCTCATAGGCTGCTTGTTTGTAGTCACCCTTTGAAATCGCATCTAACATCTTTTTAAATGATAGAAACTTTTTCCATCCCATAAAAGCCATATCTATCAATACTATTTGACGGTCAGGTGTTAAATGTTGGAACCAAGGGAAGTTAAATAATTCATTGTAGAAATAGGTCACATCTTTTTGATATTGGTCGTTAATCCATCCGTCATCCATGCCACGATCAGAAGCATTATAGCCAATACCGAAGGTCACTTTACCAACGGAATCAATATAGGGATATTTCCGATAGCCCTCATGCAGAATTAAAGATTGTCTTAATTTCGCAACCATTTCGGGTGTCATCATAACATTCACTCATCCATGATAATGAAGATAAAGTATCACAAGCTCTATGGCATTTCCTACAAACATAATAGCATGTCCCTTCATTGGTATGTTCTACATAAACACTTTCTTTACAACAACGACTGACAATCATCCTTAATAACCTTAAAAAAAACCCGCTATGCCGCGGGCTGATCCATTATATGCCGTACACTTGGAGAGTACTCTTTGATGCTCGGACCTAAATTTTATGCTGCATAGTTAAAATGTGAAATATAATCTGTCCACATTACTTTAGCCTCTTCAAACCCATATGCGACTTCTGCGTAATAACCTTTGTCGCGCAAATAGGAGAGCCATTCTCTCTGTTCATTTGATACTTTTCCACCTTTTTGTCGCTTCATTTCGATGAAAAATCCATGGTAAGGTCCCGCAGGTAGTGGCACTTCAATATCTGGGAATCCCGCAGAAACGCCCATTTTTTTAAACTTCAATGCCTCAAATAAGTTACGTGAGCCTCCATTTGCACTCGCCGAAACTCTATAGCCCTGCTTTCTTAACCACACTACAAATTTGATCTGTTCCTGTGCCTCCGTTGGTAGTGCATCCTTCTGTCTGACAGTCCTTGTCATCATTTGATTCTCCATAAAGTGCTTTCAATGCGCCAAAATAACTGGCCTTAAATTTCTTACCCTTTCTCTGCCACGCATAATTTTGCTCAAGTTTCTTTTGCCATTGTTCCACGCAGAACATCCCTCCTTGAATAATATTTTAATCGTGACTCCACATCCCAGAAGCATTCCAATGCAAGCTGGATGTCATCACGGTTCTCATCAACTACTTCCCTGCAATATTGTCTTAGCTCATCAACATTATCCCCTCCATACAAATCTGATATTTTTTTGATCAAAACACATAGCATATTCTTCTTCGTTATCCATAACGCGTGATTCATCTAGTCATTCCATGGTTTATATGCCGATTTGGATGAATTATAGCCCCGTGGCTGCGTCTTATAATCCTCTTGATTAGTAGATGAGGCTGAATAAGATTTTATTCGCTCTTGGCCTTCTATCTCGCTCAAGTATCGTGTTCGATCATACCAATCACCTACCGGCAATGTTCCTGCGACATACTCATCAAGACTGATAAGATATTTTCGCCTTTCATCGAATATGTTTTGATCAAATTCTTTTGATCCGAGCATAATTTTATTTTCATCCCAGAATGGATGGTCTTTAGGCTCTAATTTTGACTTCGCAATCTTGGATAATTCCTGATAATGCGCGATGCGCTCCTTAAATCCCATGCGCTCGACTTCGCTTGGAATCTTGGAGGGCGGCTCAGGTAGCGCGGGTTTAGAATTAAATTCCTCCAATCTCGCCCATGATTGAGCTGTATTTGATCTGAACTCATTAAGAGCTTCGGTATAGGCTGCCTGAAATTTAGGCTTTAAGTCTGCTTCCCTGTCATTTTTCATCGCCCAGCTACCCACTTTGTCATAAGCGATCTTGATGACAGGATGGTTAAAGTCACGGCGAATTGCAGCTTGTAAGCATTGCGCAACCGAGGGAACACCCGATGCGCTCTCACAAAGTCGTCGAAACTCAGCGATGCTGGGTGGCCATTCGAGGTTCAATCGGCAGTAACTTAATGCTTCCTTGATATGAGCGGGATCAATTCCAGCCATACCTTCCGACCATTCCTCCCACCATAACTGTACAAATTGGTCATTAGGATGATGCTTGACAAACTTTTCGCCATAAGTAGACGCAAAGCGCATATACAAAATCTTCGTTAGCTCTAACGGTAATTTTTCCATGATGTAACTTCCTTGTTAGTTGAGACATAATCTAACAGCACGCTCCATTCCGGATTCTTTTCTTTCAATAATGCGCTGAAGATCTATTTCATCCTCCCACCGCGCATTGCGCAAATAGGTTGTCGCATAGGGAACAAATTGAATCGTCTTCCATTGAGGATCATTTAAAATCTGAATGGATAACTTATTGATTATAATTTGTGATTTTTCATGGTATTTGTTTTTTATCCACACATCAAATGCTTTTTTCTTGTCTTTTTTACGTGGATATAAGACCCAAAATTGTTCAAAACTTTTTTGCGCATCGTCAGATGCGCATATATCTTTATCTTGTTTATTGTTTTTTAAGTCTTGTATTAGTGTTTCTTGTATAGCTTCTCCAGACCGTCGGACGGGTATTGCCGTACGGCAGATTTGGCCATCCGGTTGCGCAAATTCATCTAAGTCATTGTTTTTTATGATTTCACGATCGTAGACGTCCATATAAAACTCTGAAAAATGGCCTTTTTCGTCTCTTTTTTGTCCATAATCGACTAGCGCAAGCGTGCGCAAGCGCTTCAAAATGCGCTCAAGTTTTTTAATGCCTATTTTGCATTCTTTGGCCAGTTGGGTTTTATAAAATACCCAATTATCAGGCAAACTAAGTATATATGTATAAAATCCGAGACACTCTAGGTCTGTTTTGAGTTCATTAATGATTGAGTTTGAAACAATGGTAAAACTAGAAACATGCTTGCGCAGAGTAAACTTGCTCATACAAAATAATCCTTTTAAAGAGTTGACCTATCCGTTGGCTGCTTTATAATTATAAGCGCGCACGGGTTCAGGAGAACTCAAGTTATTAAGTCGCGTCTTGTGTCTAGCAAGGCGCGGTTGTCTAAAATTCGATAGTAATACTCTTCTAAAACAATCTCAATCTAATTACATTTCATTAATATAAAATTATTGATTAATAATACCGGCATTGATACTATTGCATCAATGTATAAATGTATTATTTGACCAATAAAAATATGGAGAGAGAAGGTGAATAAAGCAACATATGATCGAGCATTGAACTTAAGAATAACAAAAGAACTGTGGGTTTTTCTCAAAAAACAATCAATGGAAGAAGAATTGTCCATCAATAAGATAATTAACCGATGTTTAGAAAAATTCAAAAAAAGAAAAGAAAAAAGTATTGACGTTGGTATCTAGCGTGATACTATAGCACCACATGATATATATTTACGGAAACATAAACATTTGCGGAAACATACTAGGAAAATATAAATGAGCAAAGAAAAGGTAACTGATTTACGGAAAGTAGTTGCGGAAGTAGAAGAAGAAGTATTGGTTTCTTTAAAGATACTAGCACTAAAGAAGAGAGTTAGTTTAGGCGAGTATGTAAAAGATGTACTAGACAAACATGTTTACGGAAAGGCACAAGTGATAGATAAGGCAGAGGAAATAAACTAATGAAGGTTTATATTGTTTTACATGAGTTAATGGAAGGTGCGGAGATTTTAGGAGTCTTTAGAAATGAAAAAGATGCTGAAGTTATGGTAGAAGAAACAGAAAGCGCTTCTTATTGTATTCGTTTATTAGAGTATGAAGTAATAGAGTAGTAAAACGGTGAGTTAGGAGATTCGCAGTCCCCTAACTCATTGAACATAAATTAAACCTGGACAGGAGTAAATTTAATGAACGCCCAAAGTGTAACCTATATTTATAAGCAAGAGCAAGCGAGTCAAGAAGTAGTATGTATTTTGTGCGAAGGAATGCACGGTAATAATAGTAATTGTCAAAGGAATGATTAATATGAATACATATATAAAGAAATTTATATCCTCATTAGTAAGTAACTATGCAGAATTTGACAAGATAGACGGGTTTTATACTGTAGATCTTGTTTCACTTCCTGAATCAGAGCTAGAAGAATTTGCGTCTATCATTATGCAAAATGATAAAGCATGGGCTTCTGAAGCAACTGGTTTAGATAATCCTGCTTATGAACAATCAATGTTACCTGCTCTAACTGTATATCTCAGCAATACATCAAATAAAGATAATGAAATTGAATATATGAGAATATGGAAAGAAGGAATAGCAAGTTATTTCAAAATAATATTTTTAGCATATATTTTAGATGAATTGGAAGATTTCAACATGGAGCATCGCATATGTGCAGCTTAAAAAAATTAGAAGGGTTACTTTGGTTAGCAGTTTTACTTGGCGCAACTTATTATTGTTTAATTTTGATTACTAATTAGATAGGAAATTTATGAATACAGATAATTTAAAAAACATTTCAAAAGATTTGGATAATATTAATGATATTTTAAATAAAATGAAATATTTATTAGAAGAAAATGAACGTATAGAAAAAGAATGGAAAGATCCATCTAAATGGTGGAACAGATAAATGAAAAAGATTCTAACTGATTTTATAAATCCACCTATACCGATAAGGATATTTGATTGGATAGCCTGCCAAGAAGGTGATGAAGAAGATCCTAATAGATATGGATGGGGTGAAACAAAACAAGAAGCTATTGAAGATTGTTTAAAAAACTGTGAGGAAAATTAAAATGGCTTTAAAATTTAAAAAACCAGAAATAAAACAACAACGCCTAAAGGCAATGTTTTATGGAGAGATGGGAACAGGTAAATCTACTTGTGCATCACAATTTCCAAAGACTGCATATATTGATACTGAGGATACTACTTCGAAAAAAAGATATGCAGACTTAATCAATAAAAATAATGGCGCTGTACTTGCAACAGGTGATTTTGATGAAATACTACAACAAGTGAAAGAGTTGATGTCGACCAGACATGATTTCAAAACCCTTGTTATAGATTCTCTAACTATCCCCTATGAAAATCTACAAGCGGACTGTGAGAAAACGACAGGAAGTGACTTCGGACGTCACGTCACTGCCGCTAATAAGAAAATGAAGTTGTTAGTTAATCTATTATTAAGAATTGATATGAATGTAATAGTAACGTGCCAGGCTAAGAAAGAGTATGGCTCCAATATGTCTGTAATTGGTCAAACTTATAGTTGTTATAATCGTCTTGGTTATATGTTCGACTTAGTATTTGAAACTCAAATCCGAGCGGATAAATTTTATGCGGTAACAAAGAAGTCACGCATAGATGAGTTTCCCATGAATGAATCATTTATATTCTCCTATGATGATGTTATTAAACGATACGGCGCGGAGTGTATAGACAAAGAAACGGTACCGCAAGAACTAGCGGAGGAAAAGCAAGTAGAGGAAGTACAAAGACTAATCGATTTATTTAAGATACCAGAAGATACATGGAGTAAATGGTTAGAAAAACATAATGCAGAAAGCTTCGAAGAGTTGTCCAAAGATGTTATACAAAAGATAATTGATCACTTAAAATCTAAAATACAGGGAGAATAAAGATGAGTTCTATGCCATTTGATTATGAAGTATTAAACGAAGATCAAGCCATGAAGGAAAGATATCAGTTACTTTCTGATGGGGATTATCCAGCAACGATAAAAAAAATAGAGCCAGATATATCAAATAATGGAAATCATATGTATGTTGTTGATCTAGACGTCTATGATGTTAATGGATCAATTCATTCTATTAGAGATTATTGGATGTTCTCACGAAACATGATTTGGAAAACAATTCATGCAGCAGAATCATGTGGGTTATTGGCTGAATATGAAAATAAAACATTTTCGCCTGAAGTGATTAGAAATAAGCATTGTGTCGTTTGCGTCAGAACACAAGAAGGCAAAGAAATACCATCAGATAAATTGAATGGAAAACCAGCCGGCTCAAAATATCCAACAAAAAATAATATTACAGACTATATTAAATCAAATCAAAGTGATATAAAGTCGTCTGTTAAAAATAAGGTAGATTCTGAATTCTCAGATGATATACCTTTTTAGCCTAGAGGTTTTATGGATAGATATGCAATTTTATTAATTTGGTTCTTAGGCAAGAGACAAGAGTAAAAATGTGTAGCTATCCACCATGATTTATGGCCGACGATACTAATCTTTAGATGCAATAGCTTAGCATGATCGTAGATCGAACTTGCATTGAAGGATGGGAAAAATAGGCCACCATAAAAAGGAATTTGAATGAAGAATAATAAAAAATTAATACATATAGCGCGCCACATTCCAACAGGTGCCGACATACCAATGATCGTAACTAAAGTTGATGATAAAAATGTTATTCAAGACTACAAAGAATATCTTGAACAACGCAGAGGATTTACATTATTAATGCTACAAAATAGATGGGATATGTGCAGGCAAGATGTTTTAGAATTACTTCAAGAATATAAAGTACCTGCACATATTAACCATCAAGATGCGGTAAATCTTGAGCCGGGTAAATCGCCTGCTGATGTTGCAATATTCTTTGAAGAATATATTGAAGGGCTTGAGAAGAAGGAAAAGATTTCTCATAGCAAATTAAAATCAAAGACAGTGGAGAATATTAGATCACATTAAGGGAATATTATGAATTTCAAGGAAGCTTATAATCAATTAATGCAAAGCAAAAAAATAAGAAGAAAGGAATGGGACAAATCTTTATATTTAAAATTAAATAATGATAATCTAGTACGCTGTTATAGAGAAGAGGCGATACCATTTTCATATGATCTTGATATTTTAACTTCCGATGATTGGATTGTTACTAATAATCTAGGAAATTTTCCTTTTTATGAAGTAATTTATTTTTTAATGCAAGGTGAAAAAGCACAGTTATCTATTTGGCCGGATGATTGTTTTATTGAATCTACACGTAGTGGAATAAAAGATTTATTTATGCGTAGGATATGCGAACATGATTTCATACCTACTTTTGAATGTCTTATATCAAATGATTGGAGTGTAATAGATGAAACCCAAAATATGGAATGAAGAAGAAGCAAAGACCGCTGATAAAGATCAATTATTTTTTAAGCTTGATCAATGCCCTGAACATCAAGACATATCTGTTATAGTTGTTGATCAAAAAGGTAATAATATATCAGGTGGGCATCTTATTGCGTTTGATTTTGATTTACAATACTTGATTTTATCAGACCAAATAAATCCTTGTGTCCCTCTAAAAAAAGACATAACAAATACACTTCTTTATATTGAAGTGAGAGATTTGATAGCACTAAAAAGAGAAGAAGTTATTTTAAGATTTGAAGATGCTTGCGTAATACCTATAAAAAATAATAATGAAAAAGTATCTACTCATTAAAGGAAATTAAAATGATTGTATGGATTCTTTCATGTATTTTTATTTTTATATTAGATGTCTTAAGTAAATGCATGTATGGACATTTTTTTTCTTCATATGAATTAATGGTTCTTATCTGTCTTTTTAGTATATATTTAAATACAGTTGATAGAGATTAAAATATGTGTCCTTTTCATGGATTTCCTTGTGGTGGACAGTGCGGCTATCTAAGCGGCCAACAACAAATAAGTTCGCAGCAAATAGGCGCACAGCAATATGAAAGTTTTATAAGACAATCAATGGGTATTCAGAATACTAGAAATTTGGGCGTTACAGAAGTAACATCTAAGGACTATGACAAGAAGAAAAGAAACAAACTTTTATTACTATTGGGGTGAAATATGGCATTACTTAAATACAAAGAAATATTAACACTAGCAAAAGAAAAGATCACAGAAGCAATGGCACCTTTGCGTGCGCGTGAAATGAAGAAGAAAGCGGAGCTTGAAGCTTGCAAGTTAGATAGCACAATTGCAACTCACGAGCAAAAAATACAAGAATATGCATCAGAGTACCCTATTGATTTTGATAAATTAATTGATTCAATTGATGAGCTAGAACTTGTTAAACGTCGCAAGGAACAATTTGAAAAGATTATAGATGAAATGTTCAGCGAATAGATATTATGTTCACAGATAATTTTCTAGAATTATTACAACCTAAAAAAAGTAAATATGATGTCAGAGAAAAAACAGGAAGTGGATTTAGTGTTTCAGTTCATCCCAGTGGAATAATATCATTTATATTCTTTTATCATTTTAATGGAAGAAAGAGAAGAATGACATTGGGACGATACCCTTACTTAAGTCTTGATGAGGCTAGAATAATGCACCATGAATCATTAATTAAATTAGAACATGGAATTGATCCAGCATTAAGAAAACAATTAAGAATAATTGATACCAGGAAAAGCTTACATGTATTACAAACTCGATGAAAATAAAAATGTTATTGAATGCTCTTTGAAAGAATGGTGTGATCATATTGAAGGTAGAATTCCTGGATATTCTAAGCATGTAGATGATGAAGTAATAAATGAAAAAATAATATCAACTGTTTTTTTAGGTTTAGATCATCAATGGCGTGAAAATGCTCCTATGTTAGTTTTTGAAACAATGATTTTCGATAAAAATTTTAAAGAAATTTATTGTGATAGATACTCAACATGGAAAGAAGCAGAAGAAGGTCACAAAAAAGCTGTTAAATGGGTAAAGGATGGCTGTAAAGATGATGAATGAAAGCGAAAATTTTAAAGTACTTATTGAAAGCCATAAAAAATTGGTAGAGGCATTACAATTAAATAATAAAGGATTAATGGAGATGAATATAATTATCCATGAGTTAGTTAATGTTCTACAAAGAGATAAAGATGATGAATGATCCTCAAGAAATAGAAAGAGTAAAATTAAAAATTTCTATTTATAAAAGCTCTTATAATAATTATTTTAATCATTTTTTAATGAGTATTATAATTTTACTTTCTAATCTACCATTTATAACTTCTCATTGGTGGAATGCTATAGCCTTCGGTTTGATAATCACTTCAATTGCTTATACTTGGACAAATATGTTTTTTGAAATTACTCAACTAAAATTTTATACAGAAAAATTAAATAGAATCTTAATGCATGATCCTGACGAGATAGATAGACTGAATATGCTTTTAAAACTTAAAATATATTCAAAGGATATAGAAAATGTCAAATGATAATATAAATCATCCAAAACATTATAATAATTCTCCCGCACATTGCGAATGCGGAAGAAGAATAGAATGTATAGATATAACCAGACATATGGGTTTTAATCTAGGAAATGCTGTTAAATATATCTGGCGTTATGCCGATAAAAATGGCTTTGAGGATTTGAAGAAAGCCGCATGGTATTTGAATGATTTAATCAATGAGCATGGAAAAGACAAGCCACAGCTAAATAGAAGTTTTATTTGTAATAAAAAAGATATAGAGGGCTAATCATGCAATTAGAAAAACAAGTTTGTTCACTAGAATTATCTAAGCGATTAAAAGAGCTTTGGGTTAAAATATGATTTTGTGGCGAGATATAAGAGGATTTAAAGGGTTATATAAAATAAGTTCTGATGGAGTTATTATTTCGTATAAAAGAAGCGGATCAAAAGGAAGAGAGTTAAAACCCGGAAATAGGCGCGGATATAAATCAGTTACTTTATGTAAAGGAAATATTAGAAAACCTTGCAATGTTCATAGATTAGTTGCTCAAACATTTTTATTAAAAATAAAAGGATTAGATGTTGTCAATCATATAGATGGAAACAAATTAAATAATAATGTAACAAATCTTGAATGGGTAACAAGAAAACAAAATCAAGATCATGCTATAAAAATATTAAAGAAAGATAATAAAGGGCATAAAAATGGTAATTCAAAATTAACTAAACGAGAAGTTGAGTTTATTAGGTATATTAAGAAAATTTATCCTTCTATTAAAGGAAAGGACGTATCTGATTTTTACAATATGGCTGATATTTCTATATTTGATATTTGGAATGGTAAGAAATGGAAAGATATATAAACGCACGCGCTAAAATGCTTATTTATCTTTTAGAACAAGGATTAATTAAGAATGACTAACTGGATCAAAACTGAAGATAGACTACCAGAAAAAGATGGAAGATATCTAGTATTTGAAATTTATATTTATGGATGGATTAATGTCTGTTCATTTCGATATGGTATGTGGGATAGTGACCGTGTCACTCATTGGCAGCAATTACCAGAATCACCGCATGATAGTTAAAAATTGTAAAAAATATGGAAAATTAGAAGATGAAAATCTTAAAAATATTTTTAGTGAGATAAAATCATGAATAAAAAATATAAAGAATTAACAGTAAAATTATGTAAAGAATTACAAGTATTAACTTATGAATTTATGATGAATAATTTAGAAGAAGAAGAAAATACATCAGAAATAATTAATCTTATTTTAAGCTCTCATATGTCTTCTTTATTTAATTGTATGATAGAAATTGCATCCGATCATAAAGAAAATACTATCAAAGTAAAAAAATTTATTGATGATATTAAAAAATATATTTCATCATTGGAGCCTATTATGAATATAGAGGAATTATAATAATGAATGAACAATCATGGATAACTGCCGATGTTAAAGCATGTCCTCATCAATATGTATTTCCTTCTATGTGTCCTGATTGCAAAGGTTGGATTAGCATTAAAGATAGTGATCCTGTCATAGATGGTAGATATCTTGTTTATGAAGATCAAAATGGATATGGTGGATGGGTAGGAGTCTGTTCATTACGAAATGGGAAATGGGATAGTCAATTAGTGACACATTGGATGCCATTACCACACAAGCCAATAAGTGCTAAAAAATGATCTTTTATTAATCATTTTTATTCATTTGGCGAATGATTCAATATGAGAAAACATAAAATGATAGAAAATATTTCAAAATATATAAATCTGGTCAATCTAACTACATAATTAATGAAATGGCCGGTAATAAACCTTACCGGCCATTTCAAAGCTATTTTTTCTTGTGTTTTTTCTCTGACATTTTTTCTTTCTTCTCGTGTTTCTTTTCCATCTTCTTTGTTTCCTTTTTCATGATCGCATTTCCTTAAACAGTATTAATAGGATATTATATTATATACATTTTATGATCATATAAAAGGAATTATCTAATGCCATTAGTAAAAGGTGCAAAAGCTAAAACTAAGAAAGGCTTCTCAACTAATGTAAAAAGAGAAATGGATGAAAATAAGCCCCAAAAACAAAGTGTTGCAATTGCTTATTCATTAGCAAAAAAAGGAAAAAAGAATAAGAAAAAGTAGGCAGTAAATGTTATAATGCTTGTTTTAGGTAAGTATTATGCCATTTGAAAAAGGGTTACATAAAGGTCATATTTTTCGTAAAGGAAAAGAATCTCCAATTAAATTAAAAAAAATTGATCTATTTAAAAAAGGACTAGATATAAATTGTAAAAAGCATGGATCGCATACTAGATGGCGATTACATTCAGATAATAATGTTCAATGTTTATTTTGTGCTTCTGAATGGCAAATGAATCAAAGAAGGAGAAATCCTTTACGATTTATTTATAGAGATGCAAAAAAACATGCTCTATATCATAAAAGAGAGTTTACGATAGAGCTTAAAGATTTAGAAAATTTAATAGAAAAACAAGATAATAAATGTGAATTAACGGGTATTGAATTTAATAATGATGATACCCCTCCTTCTCTAGACAGAATAGATTCAAAAAAAGGATATACTCCTAATAATATACAATTAATACAAATTAAAATAAACATAATGAAGTCAAATTTTAATCAAAATGACTTCATTAATTTATGCAAGCAAGTAATTTCCTTTGCTGAGGCTCGCGGAAATAAGAAAAAATCTAAGAAAAAATAGATGATATTTTTATATGATATCTTCTAAAACTTCTTCAGATTCAGTTATTAAAGGACTTAAGGATTTAATTTGTTGATCTTTTAATTCAATTTCTGCATCTTTATTTGAAATATCATTTGTCATAGAAGTAATTTTCTTTTCTAACAAAGCACAACCTGCTTTTAATGAAATATTAGCTCTTAATACTTCCATAACAGTTTGATCTAAAGCGGTAACATTAGCATTTAATTGCTCTATAACCTGTTTTAATGATTTATTCTCTGATTCTAAAGCTTGATTGCGAGCATTCAATTCATTACTATCCGTCATACTTAAAACTCCTAAAATGTTAAAAAGAAACAAGATAGTAATATGAATTTAAGTAAAATTATATAGGAATATTAAAGTGAATTTATTACTAAGTATCTTTTTGATATTTTTAGCTACAATAGCAATTATAATGCTATTATTTTTTATCTCTCCTGATAAAAAGAATGAATGTATAAAGCAAAAAATAGCATATGTGATCGATATAGGAGACAAATGTTAAGGCGCACTATTTCTAGTACGCCTTGCATGATTAAACAGAGCCAAATTCAGTAATTAAAACTGCACCAGCCTGTCCTATTGTTCCTGTTTGATTAGAACCAGATCCATTCAAACCACCGCCTGCGCCTCCTCCATATCCAAATCCAGACGTTCCTGTTGCTGAAGCATTTGATATATGTCCGCCTCGACCTAACTGCGATGATCCACCTTGAGTTGGTAAAACGCCAGTTGCAGTAACTGCTCCATTTGAATATCCAGTAGAGCTACTTTGTCCCGGAATATTTGCCATTAATGTTCCATTTGTCCCAGTAGTATTTGCGCCACCTTGTGCATTTGCACCAGCAGCCTGTGCCGTACCACCTGCAGTCGTACCACCACCGCCTGCGCCTCCTCCTGCTGTCCAAGTACTCCCGCTATTTACTATTAATGTAGTATTGCCACCATTTCCGCCGGCATTGTTACCTGAAGTTCCAGCAGCGCCTCCCACCCCTACTGATCCACTCACAGCCGCAAGATTTGTTGCACCTGAAACTAGGACTCGCATATAAGCACCACCTGCACCTGCACCGCCGCATGCAGAAGATGCTCCCGCACCTGTTGTGCCACCTGAACCTCCGCCACCGGCTTGAAGTTCAAATATCGCAAACAAAGTTCCAGCAGTAGGTGTATAAGTATATGCACCTGTTGTAGTAATAAGTTGTGTTGTAACTTTATTAATTGGCAAAGTTGAATTCCAAGTTGGAACACCACCAGAACTTGTTTTTAGAAATGCGCTATTAACTGTTGCTAATGCAGACATAACATTTGCAGAACTTGCATAAAGAAGTGTATTAATCGCATTAGTACTAGGATAAGTTGTAGTTGACCAAGTCGGTAATGCAGCCGATCCATTTCCTTGGAAAATAGCCCCTGCCGCACCTGTTCCCGCATTTTGGAAAGCACCTGTTGCAGTGGTGCCACCCGTTATAACACCATAAGCTGTTGTGGTTGTTAAACCTGTTCCGCCATTGGGTACTGTGATAGGTAAAGATGCAGAAAATTGGCTAAATGTAATAGAATCCACACCAACACTTGTGACTGTAGCCGTTTGCAGCCAGGATGAATTAGCATTTGCAGTGCCCGCAGTAATAACAACTAAATCACCAGGTTGAATCTCAGCCGGTTGGTCATAATCGGTAGCTCGCGTCATTACCCAATTGGTTGCACCTGAACCAACATTTGTTACGGTATAAATACCATTTTGTAATGCGGATGCTTGGTTTTTAACTAATACTCGATCATTAACTGATAATGTAACACCATCGATAACAATAGCAGCTTGTGCGCCTGCATTTGTTAAAGTAGCACCCACACCCGATGGAGAAACCGATACGTTATTATAAGTTACAGTCAATGCCCCAGTAGTTGCAACACGACATGCACCTTGAATTGTTAACCCTTGTGCTGTTGCATCTACATAAGCTTTCGTTGCCGCATCTTGTGCGGATGTTGGATCAGTTAAAAAATTAATTTGATGACTGCCCATATTAATCGCACCTGACATCGTTCCACCTGCTAATGGTAGAAATGTCAGATTTGCATTAAATAGTGTGGCAATTTGTGAAAGTGTTTCTTTACTTGTAACCCCAGCTTGAACGACAGGCAAAAAATCAGTTAATAAAGCCGATGCCACTGCGGGTAATGCAGAAATTTTAATACCAGCCATTTTCGTACTCCCTTACTATGTAAAATCCTATGCTGCCTCTATCAGAAGCTCATTTCCTGCTTCTGTTAATAATTCCAAATTATTCTCAGTCAGTATTGCTTTATCTTCCCTGATAACAGCACCACCAAAACTATAAATAATAATAGGTATGAAACCAGAACCCCATATATTCATAATACTTCCTCTAAAAAAAGGGGCGATATTTCACGCCCCAATTTATCTTAGCCGTAACTGCCTGCACTCAATTGAGCGGATATCTTACATCCATTTGAGAGAACCAATACGAGATAGCTTGTTTGTTTACCGGTATCTAACAGACTCAATACACATCCGCCTGTAGCACTGGACATACAAGAAATCTGAGTCGTAATAGCCGCGCCATTTTGGAGGCTTAACCCGCCTGATGCGACAGAGAACCCAGTTGATGCAGCACTTGCAAGTGTCAAACCATCAGCAGCAGAAGATGCATAAACACGGAAAGGAATAATACGAGCCATGTTTGTACCACTACCATCTTTTAATTGGATGGTGATAGTTGCCGTATTAGCAGCGCCAGCCGCAGCCGTAATCGTACAAGATGCAGGATCAACTTGTGCCACAGGCGTTGCACCATATAGCAAATTGACACCTTGTAGATTAGCAGTAGATGAAAGATTTCCTGTTACTGCTAAAGCTTGACCGAATGTTGATGCGCCAGAAGCAGCTTTGATATTACCTGCTGTGTCAGAAAATACCGCTAAAGCATTTGCAGTCGATGCAGCACCAGAGAATGTAACAGCCCCAACCGCAACTTGAGATAACCAAGTAAGAGCGCTAACACCTAAAATAGCAGGTTTAGGCTCAACCATCACAAAAGCACCACCTGCATTGACGCTACCAGCCGCTACCGTAACATAGAAGCCTGTATGCAATTGCTCAATGCATTGTTGATCAGCAGAGCGTTGTAGAATAGCTGAAACACCGGTTGCTCCTGCTTGGTTACAAACATATACACCGTTTTCATTAGTGTTTGTTTGATTTGCCAATAAAACACGATCGCCCACGTTCACTGTAACGCTATCAATCGTTAAAGCACCTGTAGCATAGGTTAATGTAGCCCCAACGCCGTTGTTTAACGTACCATTAAAATACGTTCCTGTTTGATTGCTTGTGGCTGCCAATCTGACAGGTGTTAGCCAGGGTGAAATATTATATTGTTGAAATACACTCATCTTAAAACTCCTTTTAAATTAATCATTCAAAAAACTTAAGCTTAAGTTTTTAACTTCCCACGACGATGCTTGTGGCAGTCGTTGCAACCGAATTAATCTGTAATGAATAAATCGGATGAAATACGCCTGCCGCAAGTCCCACGAGAACCTGTGTGGTGCCATCCCATTTCACATAGGAAACGTCACCTGTGACCCCTACATATAACCAGCGCATCTTTTCGCCGTATTGAGTGTCTAATGTTGGGCTTAATGTCCTTGCAACTCCCGCCATCGTGCGAGTCGGACCTGTAAAAGTAAATCCATCTAAAGGCGGAATATCTTGTTGCTGTAAAAACGCCATTTTCTCTCTCCTTATAATTTAATGTAGGTATAACCGAAACTTGAAGGCTGCATAATGTTATGAGCTGCTCCTCCACCTTGATTTGCAACCGTGACAGGAACCGTTGATGCTCCCCCAGATGGCGTATTAATAGGATTAGATGAACCATCCAGACCTGATACGATATTAGGTAATACAGAGCCAGGGTGATTATGTGCAGGCATCTCAGAGATAGATAATGTATGACTTTCTTCACCTAAATATTCACCTGCAACCCGTGCTGTTAAACCTGAACCGCTTCCCGCTGTACCAATGACGCGACCTAGTTGACGTGGTAAAGTTAGTGTTTTTCCAGCAGTAAAATCAGCAACAGCATCACTTGTTCGTCCACCTGATACGGGTGCCCATGTATCAATGACGTTGTTATAAATTAAATTATATAAAGGAAATGTATCTACATTCGCACGATTAGATGCACCTGACGATGCATTACCAATCGTTCCATCATCCATTAAGATCCATCCACCGATAAAGGGTGATTGATAACCTTGTACAATAAATCCTGTATGTGGTGTGTTAATCAATGCATCAATTTGATCATAAGTATGATAATCAGCAGCAGGTGATATGTTGCCTTCATATAAGGATAATTTTGTAAAATCGATTGTAGTGGTAGCATCAAGTGGATATTGAACTTGCAGAAAAAGACCATCATTACCACATCCACCTAGCACTTTTCCTGAAACACTGGGTATTGTGAATTGGGCAGAAAATTTTTGCCATGAAGAAGTTAGTGTAAATGTTTGAATAGGCGTTGAAACATCAGGGCTTGCGCCTGCACCATCACCAAAGAATTGGCGACAAGAAAGTGTCAACGTTGTATTTCCTGCGGTAGCTCTTGCCCAAATTGTTACAGTCATATTCTGATTAGAAAGATTCTGAACAGCCTGTGTTATTGGGAATTGAACAAGCTTTGAAGTCTCTGCCGATCCTGCAACAGAACAAACATAATGACAATAATCAACAGGTGTGACATCCCCCGTGAAGGGAGTATCACCTAGTATAAATTTAGGAAATGAAATCGTATCTGTAGCACTGGCATTATTTTTTAGAAAATAAATATCGGGACCTGCATTAGAAACGGTATCAGCAAGTGCCGCATTAGCTCCGGGCGCTAATTTCATTTTCACAGATGCAGAGACAGGCGCAATCCCTATCATATTTCGCCACATCACATTATTAGCAACAAGATTCTCAAGGTCTATCGCAGTCGTTATAGTTCCACCGCCGCCAGTTCCAGGCGTGAAATCATCAATTGTCCATTGAAGAACACCGTCAGAATCATACACTTCAAGATAGTAAAGCTGATCAGGCACAGCCGAATCGAATTTAAAGTAAAATGGTCCTTGAGATCCATTTTCATCAAATAAGATTCCTAAACTTCCTACATTGGGGATTGTGACATATGGCCATGGGAACAGACCCCCAGCGTCCTGAAATACGGGATTTAATAAGGTATGATCTAAGCTGCTAAAAGTTGCAAGATAGCCGCCGCCCAATGGTCTGCCAACTAAATCGGCAATATACCATTTAGGATTTGGTGCTAATGAATAAGTTATCGCCATCTCATCACTTCCTTGTGATAAACTAAAGCTAGTTTACTATTTTAGGTCTATAAATACTATTTGTTCTGGGCTAATTCCAGACCAATTGCCCCTATTCCTCTTGCAAATAAATCTGACATAGCCTGCCTGCGTTTTACAGAATCTTTGTATTTAGATACTTCATCAAATTTATCCCACCATTTTGGATCATGAATAAATTTAGCACGTTCAATATCTCTTGGTGCGCCAACCGTATCTTTAAATAAATTCCAGAATTTATTAGCATCATTTCGAGCCGCACTTGTATTTTTTGAAGCCATACCAGCAGCCGTTCGAACAGTATCTTTACCTATTAAATTTTCCCAGGCTAGTTTCATATCTTTAACTTGATCTAGTGCTTCAGGAGAAGATTGTAAATCAGAAACTAGCTTCTGATATTTATTATCATTTCTTAATACAGCATCAAAAAATGTCCTTCCATTTATTTCTTTATTTCCTAACGTCTTTTCTAATTGTTTACGTATAATTTTAGATTGAGCAGCAGACCTTGCTTTTGCATAATCAGGAAATTGCTTATCCATTTGATCAACCAATGTTTTTTCAGAGTTTTTGTATTCACGCGCTGCAACATCATCACCAATACGTGCAGCTTTTTTACTTTGCGCCCCTAAATTTCTTTTCATTTGATCTAAATAAGCAAAATTGTTTTCTGGAATATCTTTCAATTTTTTCATATAAACAGGATCAGTTTTAACATTATCATAAGCTTGCTTAATGAGAGGGTCTTCTAACAATGAATTCACTTGCTCTTGTGGTAAATCATTTTTAAATGCGTCAGCATACAAGTCTCTAATAGCATTTCCTGCTTTTTTAGTTTTAGGATAGATAGTGTTTAACAATTTATTAATAGCATTTTTTTGCTGCTCAACACGAGTCTTTGCAAAACCAGCCATTGCATTGCTGCCTATATCTGTTGTAGATACTCTGCCTTCATTTGCTGCCATATTCGGATTGTCAAATGCTTCAGAAGGTCTAACAGGCGCCCCTATTCTATTTCCTGCCTCATATCGGGATTGAGCTAATGCATTAGGATTTTCTGTTAAATACTCTGAAGAAACAGGTTGATTAAATCCTAGTCCCATTTCTTTTAAAATCTTTGGTGCAGCAACAAACGATGCAGCACCCTCAGCCGCACCAGGCCATGTCCCTGTGTAATTATATCCAAGTGTTCCACCTATGCCCATTTTAGCTATTAATGATAATAATGGATTTGTAGTACCTAACATAGACACCATGGCAGGAATTGTCCCACTAAATACGCCAGCTTTAGCAATATCCGAAGATGTAGCTTGAGGATTTTTTTCTTTTTCAAATAAAGCACCTTGTCCGGCATTTTTAGAAAAATTTAATAAAGTATTTATATAGGGAGAAGCTTTTAACCAATCTTTAGCTGATGCTATTGCTGCACCTGCTTTTGGAGCTAATGAAGCAGCTTTTAGTATAGAATTTGCTGCAAGCTCAGGTTGGAAGAAAGATGCGATATCACCTATTACGCCACCTATTTTTGCTGCTTTAGTGGGAGGGGTAAAATTAAATTTATTATACATATGCTTTCCAAAGACATTCGCTGCTTCCTCTGGCGTATTTAAGAAGTTTTGAGCGGCACCCTTAGCGCCTTGTGATAATAAATTTTCAGCTTGATGCTGTTGAGCTGTATTAATAGTACCACCCGTAAAAGGAACATAAGGCACATTCGCATAAGGAATAGAGCCTGATTCTTCATTAGATGAGGAATTTTCTTCAGGTCCTTTAGAAAGATATTCTTCTACAGGAGATGAGGGAATCCACCCTTTAGGAGCGGAAGCAAGATATTTTTCAACATCATTACTATTCATTTTTATAATCCTTTTTTATAATGATATTTAGATATTGCTTCGTCCACTTTAGATTTATGTACTGGTACAAGTTTACCTTCTGGCGTTTTCATCCATATTGATTCAGGAGGTGCTTGCTTTCCCTCTACAAGCCTATTATGTGCAGCTATAGAAACATCATCTTTATTTACAGGATTTTTATTATTACTTTTTTTATTTTCATAAGGATTATCTACACCTTTATTTACATAATCCTCCAATGCTTTTTTAGACGTAAAATCTTTATATTTTTTGTCATTTTCAGGAATTGGTTTCCCATTTTCATAATCATAAGCAGGCGCATATCTATTGTAATTATTCATCATAGCAACAAGTTGTTCCTGTGTTGCTAAAGGATTATTTTTATAGAAATCATCAGAAAATTTTCTTGATTGAATAATTCTCTCAAGACCTGCTTTTTTAGATTCATATAATTCTTTTGCTGCGTCTTCATCTAAATTTCTACTTAATCCTTTTGCTGATGCCATTAATGCTCTTGCATCATCAGTCATAGCCCCAGGAGTCATTTCTGTCGATAGCTGTAAAACTTGATCAGCATAATTATCAGCTAATTGTTCAGCAGAGCTATTATGACCTGGCATATTAGGAAGAGAGCGAGGACCTGAAGAGGGTGCGGTTCCAGCATATTGCCCTTTATAAGAACTAGCGTCATATGCGCGTTTCCATCCTTCCAATACTTTTAATGTCGCAACAGCACCATTTGATTGAGCATTTATCCGATCATTAGATGCTTTTTGTTCCGCATTTTGATTTTGTGTCTGACCTACTACCGCTTGCTGCTGAGCTTCACGCCCCGCTTCCGCACCTGTATAAGCATTGGCGCCACTTAATCCACCTGTTTGACCTAGCGATGCTGCGGCATTTCCAGCAGGCGTGTTGTACCCTGCGCCCTGTGCTGAAGGTATATTATTGGCAGCATTATTAATTTCTTGAGGAGTTGCAGGTATATTGTTTCCTTTAGCATCATAAGAATAACCGCTATTAACGCCTGCACCTTGTGTTCCTTGAGGTTGTATCATTGCATTCGGTGACTGCGATTGATTCCCCATAGGCTGAGCCATAGGATTCCCCTGATTTTGAGGCTGATTTCCTCCGTTAAGTTTATTCATTAACATGCTAAATAAACTATTACTATTAGGTTGTCCTGGCTGTGGAATATTAGGCATTCCATTAGGTGATGACATATTGCTAGGCATCATATTTGACATCATTCTTTTTAGCTGATCTTGTAAAGCAGGATTGTTTTGTGCGGCCATCCACAATAGTGGATTAGAAAGAGCCTGCATTTGATACTTATAGGGCGTCCATTGCGCTTCTTGATTAGTTAAAAACGCATTACCATATGCTTGATAGGGGGCATATTGAGCTGTAGCTGCATTAGCACGCGTTTGCTGCAATGCATTATTCAAGGCATTCATACCGCCAAAAGCGGTAACTGCTCCTCCTCCTGCCTGAGTATCAGGTATCACACTTGGTAATGGTAAAGCCATAATTCACCCCTTATCCTAAAAACATGGAACCTAGTTGCAACCCACCGCCAATTAAATTCCACATATCATTTTGTTTTCCCGCTTCTTGTCCATAAGCTGCTTCACCAAGGTTTTTGCCCATATCGCTATATAGACTTGTCAGAGCATTAGCAGCGCCTTGGCCTCCTCCAATCAAATTCTGCTGGCCTTGGCCATATTGGGTATTAATTCCTAGTACATTTTGAAGCCAATTATTCATGTCTTGGCTTGAAATATTGGATGCATTTTGCTGTGCTTGTAATTGCAAAGGTGTAGAACCTGTCAAGCCAGTTGCAGAACCCATATTATTTGCTGTCCGCAGTGCTTGCTGTTGCTGATATTTAGCCCATGGGGATTCTTGATATTGTCCCATAAGATTATTTAGAAATTGGCTAGGATTTTGTTGATTTTGCAACCAATTTTGATAATTTCCAATAGCGCCTGTCCCAGCTTGTAGAAAAGGATTTTGAGCGCCCTGCGCTCTATTACCATATTGCTGGTATTGATCCATCGCTGCCTGATAAGGTGCGCCAGAATCACCAAATAAACCGCCTAGTATTCCTGCTAGGCCGCTCATGCCCTGTCCCATTTGCATTGAATCCATAGCTACATATCCTTATGTAGTGTTAAAACGATGTCCAGACTCCTGCTTTAAAATATTGCGCTGAGTCCAGTGTAGTATTATATATCATTTGTCCATTTTGTACGTTCTGTAAAGCATCTCTTTGCACAGTTGTAACTTGCGGCATTAAAATACCGCCTTGCGTCAAATAGCCGATCAAATTCATATAAAAAGTTGAAATTGATCCTACCCATACATCCGATAGCTTATCAGTTCCTTTTTTAACTAAAGGATCATAAAGTGGAAATTGGTCAAAATCAGTAGCCATTGATTACTCCGGTAATAATTCAACAGCCCATGATGCACCTAAAATAATAAAAGGTACCGCATCATAAAATTCAAATTTTGCAACAAAAGCTTGTCCGCGCTTAGTTGTCCCTAACTTCCGCCATAGTGTTCTAAATGTTCTTTGTCCTATATTACCCATTGGCGCTTTCACTTCATAGCCATAGGTTTGCCCACCATCTTTTGATATGGATAAGAATACAAATAGCTGCTCAGGATTATGTAGAACAAGACCTTGTTCTAAAATAATATCATCACCTGATTCTGTCTCTAAGGTAAATCCAGTCTCAGAGAGTAAATCTAAATCCTCTGTGATTCCATTCAATTGTGCAATATTACCTTGCAGCAAATCTACTTGAAGTCTATCAATTCTAATACGCTGATATCCAGGCGGCACAAATGCACGAGTAATTCTCATGCGCCTTATTACTTCACCATTATTTGTGAATATATCACTATCTACTTCATACAGAATTGGCTTTGCATAATCCCCAACATAGTTTGTCCCATTAAAATAAGCATGAGTCTGTGCAGGATGTCTGTCACCATTTAAAACTTCTTCTTCATGCCAGTATTTCGTATCTTCCTGTGATGGATCGCTCAATGTCACGTTATAAACATAAGTATGATTTGCAAGCGTAAAATTCATGCGATAAAAAATGAGACCATTTTCTTTTATTAAAAACCCACGACAATCAGCGACTTCACCCAATGCAGCGTATCTAGCAAGAGCAAAATCAAGCGCACGATTACTCGTTGGTATTGACTCTGTTCCTCGAACCATCATGACTGAGCCTAACCCATCACGATCTTGTGCTAAGAAAAACATCGTATCAAATCCAGTAGAAATGCTACCCAGTGCTGGCGTTCCATATTCCATCAATAATGAATTGTTACGACGAAAAGGTAGATTTGAACCTATTCCCTGATTCTCCCAAACTTCTGTAAAGTTTTGAGAAAATAAAAACAAGCGTCTATGGAGTGTTCGACATCCTACAATCGTTCCTGGATGTGATGTAATAGATCCTTGCTGTAATTGTCCTTCAGAAGTGATTGTATTAGTAGGTGTTCCATTACTTGTCAATGTGATGGCCGTTCCAGCAATTGCATTTGCATAACTGGTTGCTAATCTAATATGTGTCGCATCAACACGAATTGCATAATAAGTAGTTCCAGTCACTAATGGATTAGGAAGTGATCCCGTGGTAGATACTTCAAATGGAACACCTGTCTGATAATTCACAGTAGTTGATAAAATTAACCAATTATTTCCACCGCTATCGTCAGCAGTAAATGCTTGAGTATCGGGTCCCCATACTAATCCTTGGTTAAAACTGGATAGCTGAAAATTATTTGTGTTTCCATTGGCAACAATAAAAAATCCATCAAGATAGCAAACATCAATCGGTTGAGCAGGAAAAGAAGAGTCAGTTATCATAGTGAATGTATTTGCTAGCGTATCCCAAATATAGCCATTAACACCATCTACAAAGATGACTTGAAAAGTATTTGCATCAACACCAACATAACCTGTATTGGTGTTAATTAATGTCCCTAAAAATGAGACAATACCTGCTGTTGTGATCCTAAAAACTGAACTACCAATTACACAAAATTCATTATTTTTAAAAACATATTGAGCGCGAAAACCACCTGTAGCTGCTCCAAAATCACTCTGCGTATCTTCAAGTCCTGACGTATTAATAAGTGATTTTGGTTTTTTACCAAGAGGATCGATATACTCGAACACATTCACAGAGCGCTCAGCATCAATACTGCTTACTCTCTGGTTGTTGTAGCTACCTACTATTTCAAAATCAATAGTCTTAGTCACTGTTAGTAACTCAATATATTCGGCCAGTAGAAAGGCTCAGGCGCAGTCAATGTCACAGATGGCCTGATAGTTAAATCAGTCTCATTCGAATTTTTCAATGTCATGTAATAATCTTCATACTCACTTTCATTTTGTTGAGGCCAGTTACCGGATGGGTAATATGCTAGAAATTTTCGAGCAAGCGCATATTTTAAAAATCCATAATAGTTAGGCGGAAGCTCACCTAAAGTGTCCTGCGGACCCAGTGAATTAATCATGCTTTTCACTTGTATTTTAAATGGATAAGGCTGATCAGGTACGGGATAAACTGTTATAAAACTTTCCTGAGCTTGTTTATTTAGGAATATAAAACCAGGACGTGCGAGTAAATTAGTTTGTCTTACAACACCCCAATAAGTTGCCTTATTAATAATTCTTAAAGGATAAACAAGAGCTGTTGCCGTTGTATTTAGATTCCCTTGATAGGTAGTAATAGTATTGACTGGCACACCATCCGTTAATATTTTAATAGGAATACCAATCAATGCATTTTGTTCCGTTGCAGCAAGCATCAAACGAGTAGCATCAACAAAAATGGTGTAATACGTAACACCTGCAACAAGTGGTGAGGGCACAGTTCCGAATGTTTGAAGTGTGACAGGTGTTCCAGTTGGAAAGGCAACAGTTGATCCTAACGTCAAATAATTAGTAGTATTGTCAGCCGTGTAATTCTGAGTGATAGGATTAGAATTTTGATTAATCCCTGTCCCTGGAACCGTATAATTTGCAAATGTTAAGTCAACAATGCGATCAGCAGTTATATCAGTTCCTATAATCATATCAGAGATTGAATAGGTATCTTTGCCAACAATGAAGGTATGGTCTAATGTGGTTAAAAAAGGAATATAAATGCTGTCAGACGAAAATTTGTCTAATAGCTCATTGATTAATTCTAATCCCGTTTTAAGCATGAAAGCGTCAGGTGTTTCACCCACGCCAAGCTCACCTAAGAGATAAAGTGAATTAACAATAACATCGTTTGTCGTCCTGACATTTTGTGCCATAGCATACGCGTCCTTAATGTCTAATAATTTAGTAAATGGCTACGCTTTTATACGTAGCCATTCAATTGACATTAGGAGTCATCGCCTTCGCCATCGACAGGGAATGCTACCGTATCAAGTCCTTTGGTAAGGTCTTTAGCTAGCATTTGTGCATGGGCTCCGTTGTTACACATATAAGCATTAAACTCCATTGCTTCACCTTTAAGATTAGGTGAACGTCCGGCGTGTCTTGCTTGTTCGCTTTGAACCTTTTTAACAAATTGGTTTTTAGCGCTGTGCTCAGCTTCCAATCGATTGTGACGAGTCTTTGCGATTGACGCTTCTTTTCCTGGGTTGCTGTCGTATCTGCTTTTCATGATTAGTTTCCTCTTGTTTAATAGCATGTACATCGTTAGGGTGATAAAACCACTCACCCGATGTCACCATCTCTTGTGCAATATCATCCTCAACAACTCGAAAGGGTTGAGATTTATGGTAAACACAACACAGTGACATCAGGTGTTCTCCTCTATGACAATAATTTAACTGCGTACTGTGGATGCCATTTAAAGCCACACAAAATGTCGATACGCATTAAGTTTTGATAGCCTAAGATATCGCCGGTCTGAGTAACTGCGAGTGACAAGCCAGTTTCAGGGTCGATTGCGACAGAGCTATATGGCACCTGTAATTTGTATAAAGGAGGGCAAACGATGTCTAACCCGCGTGATGGGTAAGCTACGTTTACATGATAGGTAGGAACCATTGTCACAACAGCACCACTTGGAACAGCATTGCTGACGTTCTGTAATGGGCTTGAGGTATCACTGATAATGGTAGGATTTACTTGAACAGTGATCGCACCACCTATTGCAGAACTTGCAGGAGCTGTCACTACAAACTGCATATTTTGACCGGTTGATTGACGTGAAAGTGGGTTAACACTTGAAACGCCAGCAATCGATATCAAATCACCAGGTAAGAAATAATTTGTAACAGCAGCACCACCACCGTTTGCACCTGCCAATACGAGAGTATTACCCGATGCTACCGCACCGTTAACTGTCAATGAATCGCCAGAGTGAAGAAGAGGACCTGCACCGGCAATATGGGTCACGATATTTTGAGATTGGAAAATATCAAAATAAGATAAGTGTCCAATTGCTGATTGACGCACGATATCTTCATTAAATACAGGTGTGAAGTTATTTAATAATGCTGATTTTAAAGATGATCCATCACGTACTGTCATTGCAAGATATGCATCAGATGCAATATTAACGCCTTGCTCCAACAATTTAGCGCCAGCTAAATCGACAGTCTGGAAAGAGTTAATGGGAGTTCCTGCGGTTCCTGTGAAGAAATAGAGGTCTAATTCAGCAGCAGCGCAAATATCTCGTTCCATTTGTGTAATGATGTTTTGAATAGCAGGTTGAATAAACATTCTTGAGAAATCTTCAATACGTAAAGATAAATCTTGAATGGTGTAGGCAATCAATGCGTGGTATTGATGCGCCACAGTAATTGTTTCAACCGTTTCAATGATGTCTTGAGGCACAGCAGTTGAGCCGTCACCTACGATAAAGTTATTTTGTCTACGAACTTGTAATGTGTCGCCGATCTTATATCCAGAATTTTGGAAATCATCTTGATAAATTCGGGAACCTGTCATTACAAAAGGCGCGTTATTTGCAAACATTGCAAGCGCGGTATTACTCACAAGCTGTGTATTAATAAATTGATTGGACATTGCCAGTTCTCCATTCCATTGGGTTAAAGGCAGTTGAATGCAACAAAATTGCTAATTCCGTTTACGTCTTTCCTAAGATGTAAACGAGACTACTTCCAACTACCAGCCTTCATACGCTGCCGAATTGATCCGACAGGAGTTTTATCTGTGACCGTATGTGAATTGGTGACTGGATTACTTTTGATCTGTCCTAGAGGACGAGTTGATGATGCAGCTTTTTGCTCACCACCACTGATCAAAGCATGTGACAGTCTTGCCATTTCACTTGCTTGGTCTAGCGGATGGAGTTTTGCAATACGTTGGAGTTCTTCTGGATTCTTGCCGAGTTTATAAAGCACTTCTGCTGCGGAACCTGACCCGCTGCGGGGCAAAGTGACTGCATAATCACGCATTGATGGGGTGTATGGCGTATCACGGCCAAATACTACATCGTGAAAGTCGTCATATTTATCGCCAGCGCTATCAAGATGCTTTTGGAAATCCTGATACTGTCGTTGAATATGAGCGGCATTCTGCGCTTCATGCGCCTTACGCTCTTCCATTTCCTTGTGTTGGAGCGCATAGCTCACTGCCTTGTGGATATGCTCTTCTATTCCATTGCCTTGCGGCGCTGAATAGGGATTTGTCGGCATTTCATGTGTGGCATTATTAGGCTGTGTCATCCTAGACTCCAAGTCGCCAATCCTGGCATGTAATTCACGAACTTCCCGCTCGTGCGCCCTCTTTTGAGACTTTAACCGTTTTTGAACGGCGAGTGTTTCAGCAGAATGCGTCCCTTCACCTTGGTCTTTGTGTTCCTCCATCCCTTCAGATGCAGGCTCATCATTAACACCTAAATTGTCCATCACTTGACCTGCAAGGACATCCTGCCCTTGAGTCGATTCATCCTGAACTTCCATATTACATTCTCCACTGGCATCATTTTGCCCACGAGTAGTAAGGCGTCTCGGTCGCCCAGACCTATCCATAGGTCTGTATAAATAGAGAATAGGCCAACATGAGAAAGCAGGCAATTACACCGGTAGACAAAATGAAGCCAAAAGCCTCTATTCTGAGGCTTTTGGTTGTGGATTATGGTGCTTATGAAGGTCAGTCAATAATTTAGCAATTTCAATACTGAAATCCGATTCATGCTTTTTGTGATCCATGCCATGAACCGCTCTTGCTTTTTCAAGATCAAGTTGATGATCATAGATATTCATTTGCTTGTCATCTTGAAGCTTTTGCACTTCAACTAATAATTTTTGCTTCTCTAGTTCATTTTTTTGAGCATCGAGTTGCAATTTCTGAGCCTTCATCTTGATATCAGCTTGCTTGGCTTCCATTTCCATTTGCATCATTTGTTGCTGTGGATTAGGTT